TAAGCATCATCTTTTTCATCCACTCCACTCCAGAATACTCTTGTCACCAGGTATTTTGTTACGAGTCCGCTGTCATCTATTTCTTTGGCTATGCCTTCAAAGTAGCAATCACCATCTTCGACATCAAGAATGTGGTCACCTATTTTATAATTCTGTTTCATTGTTTTGCTATTTTTCTCAATTCTTGTTCATTTATTTTCCAGCTCATTTTGCATACCAGGTAGAGCTTTACCAATTCATCTGGTGTGAGCTTTTCAATTTCGCTGCGTGACCATCTCCACTCCTCAACAAATCCACCACAAAATGAGCCGCACTTCTTGACAAGTTCATGGTCAAATGCGATATATGCTGGAGAGATGCCGAGCACCATTCTCTCAATATCTTCTCTGTCGACTGTTAGTTTTATTTTCATTGCTTTGCTTGTTCATTAAGTTCATCCCAAATATCATCAGCTTCTGGAGTCGGTTTGGGAGTTCCCGAATCGAGAAGGAAGTATCTTCCGTTGTGATTACGACCTTTGTTGAGGTTGTAGCCCTTATAGTCGGCATACGACTGCACCCATTTGAGGAATCTTCGTGGCTCGAGCTCCTTGAATGATGTGAACTCGGAGGTAAATTCTTGAATCTTGGTGCCGTTGTAGTAGTAAACATCGAGAGCGAGGTTGCCCTCTTCAGCCCAGTCAAAGAAGTCCTTGCACGTTGCCTGGATGAGTCGCTTGGCATCTGCGTTGATGCTGATGGCTTTCATCAATCCATTGGTCAGGTACTTTTGTAGATTCTTCACCATGTAATTATCAAACTTCAACCAATCCTCATCGGTCCATGAGTCGAATAATAGCCGACCATACTCATCTAATGGGCTGCGCTTGCTGTGAAAGTACTGATAGAACTCCAGCTCATGCCTTCTGCGATCATGAGAAGAGCCAGCACCACTGATGACATAGTTGGTGGTGATGACAATCTTTGGTGAGCGATTGAATGGGATAAAAATCTCATCCTTATTCTTTCGATTCACGGTGATTCCCTCAGTGATGAGGCTGAATAGCTGCTCGAAGTCGAATGCTTTTCTCACGTCATCGAATGCCAGAATCTGCGTATCCAGGTTGACTCGCTGATAAACGAAATCAGACTTGGATGGATTGAAGCTCTTGCCATCAATCTTGACCACTCTGCGCAGATTGCCGAGTGCTGCCAGCATGAGTGACTTTCCTGAGCCACCATTGGGGTTGTCATCGATTTCTTGGTCATTGAAGATGATTGCTTTCTGGTCGGTCTTGTCCTTGAAGGTGTGCATGAGGTAGCCCAGTGTGGTCTCAAGGGCATCCACTCTGCCGCTGTCATCTGCCGACACCTTGCTCACGAAATCTTGAAAGTCATTAGTGCAGTCATCCAGCTTGGTGAAATCTCGCTCGATGATTTGATTCTCCCAGATGTAGCCATCCACATCGATGTAGCTCTTGAGCTCAACTTTGCTCTTGGATATCTTAGCCACACCATTCTTGAATGGGATGTATGATGCATCCTTGCTATCCTGGAGCATTAAGATGTTGATGCTGTCAATCATATTTATGAAGTTCTCATTGAATAGGAATGCATTCCTGGAGCAGTAGTTCCAAACATCCATCTCGCCCTTGCCTTGGAGATAGTTCAGCACAAAGTCCTTGATTTGCTCAGCCGATGATATTCGAACCTTGTTCTCCTTGACTCTGACAAAGGTTGGTTTCTCAGCGTTCTCAGGATAGTATTTGTTGAATCCGTTTTTGACCAAGAATTCAGCGTAATTTGATGGCTGTATGGTGATACCACCTTTCTCATTGACCGACCAAAAGATATCGTCTCCAGTCTGAATCTCTTTCTTGATGTCCTCAATGACATCCTCTCTCACGTTCAGCTGTTTCTTGATGTCATCATCAGTGATGCCACTCTTGAGCTTCTGTCTGACCTTCTGAAAGGTATCTTTGTCCTCGAAGTACTTGATGCCATAGGAGGCCTTCTTGTATGCCGAGCGCACTGTTGTGACCATCTCTTGCTCACTGAAGCTGGTGCCTTGAGCATACCTGGTGTATATGTACTGTTCTGCCGTATCCTTTGAGATGCCATACTCGCACAGCACTGCTGCCAATTTGAACACAAATTCATTTCGGCTGCCTTCCACGAACTGACAACCATGGTCGAATCGCTCAATGAGGTTGATGATTTTGTCCTCATCAGATAGGATGCAGATGGGAGTTCGCTCTGTGTAGCTGAATCCCTGGTCTTGCTCGATGCCTTCGAACACTTGACAGAACTCATTGAAGTAGATGTCTGGGTCATAGGATTCAAAGCACACCCGACTGACGTTGCTGTTCTTCACATCGAAGTATTCGCTGTCGAAGTACTTGCCGAATGCAGTGAATCTGCGCTTGTGCTCTACCTTATCTGATTTCGGTATTCTGATGACTGCTTTGAGACCATTCCCACTGGGCGAAGTGAACACCATCATCACATGGGGGTCAGCAATTAGCCGCTTTCTTTCCTCCATCATCAGCTTCTTGGTTGGATATTGGTCGAAGTCAAGGATGCACAGACCAGAATGCTCGACAAGACTGCTGTCATTGCGCTCGGTGAAGGTCCCATTGAACATGATGGCATTCAGTGAAGACTTGAGTCGGTCATGCTCGGGGTCAGCCTTCTCAAGTGATCGTATTGTTGCCACCTTTTTAATGAGCTCTGGATTGCCGAGTCTGATTCTGTTGTATACCTCTTGAATCGACAGTTCAAAAGGTGTCTCTTTGATGTTAAAGAGTGATTTAAAGATTGAAACTTTCATAAATTGTTGTTTTGTGGGGTGTAAATATAGGCATTTTGTGACGATAAATGGGTCTTTCGTGACGCTCCGTGACGATAAATTTGCAAATCTAAAGGCTTAAATTGTTGACTCTCTGCGACTTGACGTTTTTCCGTGACGATGACGCTCTCAAAAATTTTTTGCTCTTGGTGTGTTTGGCAATACTCCAGTAATCGGTACAATAGAGAATCCGTCACATCGTCACACCATACAACCCTTTTTTGATATCCTCCTGGAGCTTTCGCATCTCCCAGAATGACTCGCACTGGAGCACATCAAGCATGATATTTCGGTCAACCAAGTAGTCCAGTGCTGTGTATTGCTCAAATTTCTGACGTAGGTCATCGGTCATGCGAAGGAATAGTCGGTCTTTCTTCCATTCTTTTGCTTTTTTCGAACCATGCACAACTGTTGAATGGTCCATATTAAAGAGCTTGCCGATTTCAGTCATTGTGAGCTTGTGAGTGCGAAGGAATTCAAATAAGTAGTAACGCTGATACACCTTGTGACGTGCACGGTTGTCGGCACCAGGTTTGAATGCCAGCTCTCTCGCATCGATTTCTTCCTTTACTTGGTCAATTAGTTCTTGTATTGTCATGATTAAAAGTTTTGCTCCACCCATTGGCGAAATGATTGTTGTATTTCAATTTGTTGCTGGAAGATATCCATGTTGCCACCAGCGAGGATGGTTGCATCCACTCGCTGAATCTCTTGGAGCAGCATGGTTGCCTTCTGCTTGATGACTCGCTTGAATACACCTTGATCGTTTAGGTCTTCGATGAAGTCACCGAGCACTGGAAGCACCCCACAGAGTGAGAGAAGTTTTTGTTCTTTGGTCATAGTGGTAGTTGTTTTAAGATTTTGTAAAGTACATTGACAACAATTGAATTGCCAGCTTGCTTGTATGCTTGAGAGTCAGACACCTTCCAAGTGAATGTATCTGGGAAGTCCATCAGTCTGAAACATTCTCGTGGTGTGAGTCTACGAACTTCTCCTGATTTGAAAGTTCCTTGATTACAAGCGGTGTCTAAAGTTTGAGCCACTCCTTTTCCTACTCTGCCTCTTCTGGTTTCACTATTCGGAACACTGAAATTTATAGAATCACCTTCTGTTGCTTCCTCATATCCCTTGGATGTGGCTGATTTGATTTTGATGTACGGATCTTCTGCACCATTTTTTCCATATCGTGCAACCATACAAGCTCCAATATCATTTTCATCTAATGGGTATTTGTTTGAGCTACCTCTTTTTTCTCTATGCTTGTCAATCCAAGTCATTAATTTTTCACTCAACAAATACTTATCATCGACATCATTTTCCAGCACATCCTTCAATCGCTTGGTCAAATGCTCTTCTCGTGGGAATTGAAATCGGTTGTCAACATCATCTCGAATGCCAATCAAGAATACTCGCTCACGATTCTGCGGAACTCCGTGATGCTTTGCATTAAGGACTTGCCAATATAAGTGATAAGGAACTGAATCATCATAAGGGAATAAAACTGGAACTCCGTTGACTGATTTTCCACCAAGCATATTCACCCACTCTTGAAACGTTCTTCCGTTGTCATCAGAGAGCAATCCTTTGACGTTCTCAAAGATAAAGAATCTCGGTTTATTCACTTGGATAAACTCGTGTGAGTTGAAAAACAAGATACCTCGCTTATCCTCTTTGCCGAGTCGCTTTCCAGCCAAGCTGAATGCCTGACAAGGAGGTGATGTCATGTAAATATCAAGTGATTCGGATGGAATCTCTCGGTCATATACGTTGGTTGGATAGTACTTAGGCTCGCCATAGTTGTGGATGAATGTGTCTCGTGCATATTTATCCATGTCACAAGCGAACACCTCTTCAAATTGAACACCTAATCTCATGAGAGCTTGGTTGAATGCACCAACTCCACTGAAGTCTGAACCTACTCTCATAGCGGTGTCACTTTGAATTTACCATCATTATAGCGACCCGTCTCAATCAGGTCCATCTTTTTCCAGTATGCCAATGACTTGCTGGTGAATATCCACTCTTGCACGACTGCGAGCCCGATGTGGTAGGTGAGTTTAAATCTCATCTTTAAAAAGTTTTAATTGTTTGTCATATTCTTCAATTGTCATAAGTTTAGTAAATGAAATAAAATCACCTAACAAGTAAGCGTCAAATTCGTTTCTACCTCGTTTACCTAACATCAAATAACCATTTTGAATAACTAAATTTCTCACATCCATTTTAGCTAATGGCAATAACCAACTATGTGCTTTTAGTTTTAGCTTATCAAAGTATTTAATAGAATTTAAAACTTTTAAATATGTTGGAGATGCGTAATAATAGTCTGCACTTATTCTGTAATAATCTGGCTCTATATCATATTGAATTTTAAATGTGTTTAAAACTAAATCATCTCTTTCATTTTTTATGTTTTTATGTATATATTCTTCAACATCAATTTGTTTTTCTGACGTCATATTAAATGCGGATATATCGCATAGTAAATCTTTTTTATGCCATCTAATTCTTGCAATTTGATTTTCAATTAATTTATTTGGTTGCCTATAATCAAAGTATTTATCTTTTAAATTACATAGGCGGTCAAACGTTTGATTGTCTTTTTCTAATAGATATCTCATATCTCTTGCATTTTGATTTCACAAATTCTGTTGTATAGATTGTGGTTGAATGATGTCCAGAATCTGTTGACCTGGTAGTGGTTAAATGAACCAATCAAGCTCATCCTCGTTGATGGCTTCGACATATGCTTGCTCGAAGTAGCACTGCTCGTAGAGCTTTGCGAGGTATTCATCGCATTCTTTTGTTTGTTTAATTGTAAGTCCTTCATAATAGTGTTTTTCTGTTATTTTATAATCGCCATAACTGTCACCCACTTTGATGACATAGTTTGCCATGGTTGTGCCATTCGTCTCGGTATCACCCACATCTTCGAATTCAACGAATAAATCAACGGCAGCTTCGCCATATATCTTGATGCACTGGTGGTCACGGATATCGATTGTAATCATTGCTTATTGTATTTATCGTTGTACACATGGTTGACATACTTATCAAAAGAAGCTGGCAGCTCGTAGCTCTTCTCATGATATATTTGTTGGTCGATGGTTGGATGGTCCATCACTGGTCTTGATACTGTTGTGGAAAGCCAGAATAGGAATGCGAGTCCAGCTACCATCACAGCGGCACCACCAAGGGTGTCACGCTGGTCTTGTGTTAAGTGTTTAATTGTTTTCATATTCTTCGATTGTTTGTAGTAATTCAAAAATTGACCCCCAAGCACCAGATGCGTGGCGAGTGTGGTTGTTCTCTGAGCCGTAGATGCTCTTGCATTCTTGCAGATTTGCATACAGCTCTTTTTCTTGGCTGCGGATAAGGTCGATAATTTGTTCTTTGTTCATAATAAATTGTTTTTGTTTCTGCGAATATACGCAACATTTGCAGATATGTTCACTTTTCTAAACATTTTTTTTATTTTTTTTCACATTTATTTTTGGAGCGTAAGGTTTTACCCTGATTTTGTTACACAATTCGTAAGGTTTTACCCTGATTTTATGACAAAAAGTACCCGAAAAGGTGCAATATATTATGCATTTAGTCGGTTTATACCCGATTAGGTATACTATAACTAACAAAAAAGGGAGCCCGTGAGCTCCCCTAAAACAACGTATTATGAATACGGCACTAAGTTACAAAGGAAATTTCATTGAGTCGATAGACTTAAAGGTTTTTTTCACTCCATTTGATTCGTGTCTTGCACATTCAATGGTAAGGATTCGCCCTCCAGTTGGCTTCACCGGAGCACCACGCTCAACGTGCCATCCTTTGGAGCCGTCACCATACTCTTCCTTGTAGGTTCCAGTAAGCATGAGATGTATGTCTTTGTGATGGTGGCGATATCCAGTCTTTGAATGGAAGGTAACGGTGTCACGCACATCATTTCGGGCAGCATTCTCGTGGATGTGTCCCATTGTGAAGACATCGAAGTCCTCATACATCTCAAGAGCACGAGTCAAGTTGAGTGCTCCTTTGGTGACTACACCACCACCACCTGAGCCGTGAAAGTATTTGATTTTAGTGGTCATCTGCACGTTTCCAAGGAATGTCTGCTTGATGATAAGCCAACCACCATAGCCGCCAGTGAATACATTGCTGCCAGCTTTGTAGTTTAGGAGGTCAACGAATCGCTGAAGGATATCGGTCTCCTGGTGCTTGATGATTGCGGTCTCGTGGTTGCCGTATCCGATGACAGTAAGAATGTGAGCATACGGCAGAAACCATTCAACAGCTGTCTCAACAATGCTGTCAAGGTACTTTGAATTATTGTGCTCTGGTCGGATGTCAGACTTGTTGCCTCTGCGATCTCCGCGACCCTGCATGAGGCATAGTGCATCGCCATTTATCATGACAGGTATCTGATTATCAAGGCAATAGTCGAGGTCACGCTTCAGTAGCTTCCAGTCACTTTTGGGATTGTCCCAGTGGATGTCTGACAGCATCGCTATCTTCACAAATTGACCATCAAGCTGAATCTCGTGGATGTTCTTTGCGTGCTTTTTTAATATCATAGATTGGTTTTTGAATATCTGAAGAGGTACATCGTACCCATACCAACCACAAAGCCAAGAATCAGCACCCAAAAAACGGGCTTATCTTTCTGTGATTTGTACTTTGCCACCTCTATTTTCTGTACCTGGCGGATAGTGTCACGCTTGAGCTTGTATTCGATGCGAGTTTGCCACTTTGTTTTTGGCACATAGGAGGTCTTGTAGCGCACGATTGTATCCTTGGTGGTATGATAGTACTCGTACACAATTTTATTATCTACAATCACGGGAAATGAGTCCACTGACGTGATACGAATGGTATCAGCCACGCTGTCGCAGCGGTATCCTTTTTTTATCGCCTTATTTATATGGTAATTAACACCGCAAGATGTCGCAAATATTGTCACAATTAGTGACAGAATGGTGACTTTAGAATTCATTTATTAGGCAGTAAGAGGTGAATTTCTGTGGTTTGCAGAGCTTGATGAACTCTTTGTATTTGGTTACGTTGTTGACCACTTGGCAACCAGCTGACCACCATCCAATGGATGTGCCTGATGGCTTGCTCAAGTCGTATGTGTTCGGATGGAAGTTGATGCCGAAGTATCCGGTGTCGAGTTTGCCTTGCTCTTCGCTGTCATCATCCTTGTCGGTGTCACGATACACCTGGACAGCAGCTCCAAGCTGGAGCAATGCATCAACCTTGCCATTGTGCTTGCCGAACTTCCAAACATCATAGTACCATTGGTCGGATTTGAGCACAGCTGCGCCATTCTTGTTGACCTTTTCGAACTGCTTGAGAGTCGGTGTTCCTGGGTTGGTGGTGCCAGATGTGACCCAGATGAACTCTTCGCCATGGAATAGGTAGAACTTATCGTCAAAGCTGTTGGCTGTATCTTCATTCGAGCGCACTCCGAGAATCCAGTGCCCTGATGGAATACCATGATAGTTGCCAAGTGACTTGACTCGGTCCAGTAGTTGCTTAGCGGTGTAGCTTTTTACCATTTGTCCAGTTTTTTGCCCAATAAAATGGACTTTAATAAACCCCGACAACAGTATCATCGGGGGATTCTCGGTGTTCAGTTATCTTGAGCAGTCGAGTGGAGTTCTTTTATCTTTTTATTCCATACGGTGAGCCCGATGGCAGTAGCTGAGTAGGTGAGCAGCCCGACAAAGACAAACTCATGCACCTTGAATGGCTTGAGAAGCGGCAACAGAGCATACACAATCGCCATCCAAAATGATGTGAATGCGCTCAATCGCTTCATGGACCACTTGCCGTTAGGCTTGAGTGTGTCGCTTATTAGTTTTTTTATCATTTGGCAGCACTGCATATAGTCGTTCTGGTAATTCAATTCGAGTGTGTGTAGCTTGTCGATAGCTCTGCTCTTTGTAGCAGTCATACAATGCGGTCTCAACCTTATTGAGTCGGCTGTCAGTGTGCCACAACCAAAGAGCAAGCACCCCAGTTACTCCGTATTTTTTTATGATGGTAACGAATTCAGTCATCAGATTACAAGCATTTGATTGTTGTATCCGTTGTTGCGTGGATAGCCGCAGTTCCAAACACCATCCATGAAGCAGTCACCGATGCACTGGTTGCATTCGATTTGTGGGCGAAGGTCGGTGTCACGATTCTCATGGCTGATGAAGATAGGATATTCAGCACGATTCTTGACCAGGTATCTGATGAGGCGCATCTCAAAGAATGAAGCCTTCTGAGCGAAATGCTCCATGCCGAATGCAACCTCACTGCGAGATACGCTTGAGCTGTTATCTCCAAATTGAGTCTGAAGACCCTTGTTCTTGAGCTGATAAGTCAAACCAAATACAGCATCTTCAGCAGACCTCCACGCAATTACGGGCTGAATGAAAGTCACGAGCTGCTCCTCTTCAGGTGTCAACGTCTGGTCATTGTATGCCTCGAGCAAATGGTTATAGAATACGGTGCCAAGTATCGGCATCACTCGGAGCTGTGCTTGAGTTGCCACATATGGAAACACATCAGTCACATCCACATTGGCGGTGATTGGTGTGTTGGTCTTGAGATAGTTCTCTGTGATAAAGTACAACATTAGAATTGAGGTGTTTGAGGTTGTGCTGCTGCTGCTTGTGCTGCTGTGACGTCACCACCTTCAATCGGTGGGAGTGATGCGAGTGCTCTGACCTCATTTGTGGTCATCTGCTCGAGTACTTTGGTGGCAACCAATGGGCTCATTGCATTGAGTGCGTCAGATGTCTTGCTGGCATCTCCTTCGATTTCAACGATTGATTCATTGATGATTTGAAAGTTGTTGATTTTGAAGTCAGCGAATCCGAGTTTGGCGATGTGTAGAATCTCATTGAAGATATCTTGCACTTGCTCACGCAATGGCATCACGACATTCTTTTCAAATATGATGTATGCTTGCTTGATATCGCTACCAGAACCAAGCGAGCCAGTGGTGCGGACACCCATCAAGATAGGGTCGATGGTATGAGCAAAGCATATTTGCTCTGTGTTCAATCCGGATGCTTCCTGGAAAAGCTTGTCATTCGAGTTGGTTGGGATGCTCTCAATCTTTGGTAGCTGGTCTTGTGAGTTGGCAAAAAATGCGGCAGTCTTGCCAGCGTTCTGTGCACCCTTGAGCTTGTCGATGGTATTACGCAGCACGTTCTTTTCCTCCTCCGATTGCGGACGTTTTGGGAACATGATCGCAAACGATGGGAAGATGCTGTTCTGGATGTTGGATTTAGCGAAGTACGAAAGCTCACCAGATAGGAATGCGAAGTTCAAAGCACTTGAATACTTCGGCAGCGGATACCAATCTTGACCAAGTGTCTCTACCTCATAGACAAATAACTGCTCTGTGTCAGTGCAAGTCGGGTGATGCTTCTTGATTTCTTGCACGTTGATTCGAGCCGACCAATCCTCACAGATGAAGTACTGATTGTGCTGTCGACCACGTCTCACCTTCTCTGGAGATACGTTGTGAGCTCTCTTGAGCTTCATCTTCTCATCAAATACCAAGCGAAAGTATACACGATTGTGCACAACCAACTGCTCAGTGACTGCTCTTGCAATCTTTTTGATGTTTACTTTCTTCTCGAATGTGTAGAGGTCAAGCAAATCTTTGGCAGTTGCGCCCTCAACTTTGATATCGAAGCCACCACCAATGACAGCGTTGGTCTTATAGTCCACTATGGAGCCATGGAGCGGTGAGCTGAACACCATTTGATTGAGCAGCTCTGGATACATATTGTCCTGTCCAAATGGAATCCATCCAGCGGTGGTGTATCTGCCGTTGACGTATGGCAAAGAGAGGTTTGCGCCACCAACTTTCAAGAATGGTGTGCTGAATGCCTCATAATTTGGCGAGATGACTTCCATC